CTAGAAAGAAAGTCAACCCCTTTAACATTAACTTTTTGTAATAAAAAAGGGAGACTTCAGCTTGTGGCTTCCATCTCCCTATAAACTCGCTATATTGAGTTTTGTCTCCTCTAGTCTTCAGCTAGACTTTTGAAAAAGTCAAGAGAGTCGTCCGTTGACTCTGAAGATGTTGAAGATGAGGATGGGGCTTCAGCCTGAGCAACAGCAGGTGCCGCTCTCTCTTTAAAGTTGGGCTGAAACTCCATCCCCGCATTGCTGTCCTCGGCGGTCGCTACGGGTGCGTGTGAACCACCATCAAGTTGTAGAACTTTGTGCAGTTTTGCTTTAAGTTCTCCATAAGACTTGAAGTTTTTAGGATCAACAATTTCGGCTAGGGAGTGCTGTTTGTTCCATACTGCTTCCATATCTTCATCAGACAGTGCTTCACCATCAGTGTTAGAAATTGGAGCAGGTGAAGCAAATTCAGATTTGTCGTAGTTGCGATAGCCTTCTACTTGACGAATCTTTAGTTTGAAGTCAGCGCCTTCCCAAAAGTCGAATGGATTGATTGGATCTTCATCAGCGAACTGAGGATTCATAGCATCGTTCAGTTTGTCGAAGATTTTCTTACCAAATTTATACAAATAAACTTGACCTTCACGAGAAGGATTTGATGGGTCAGATACGACCATTACATTAGCTACATAGCTAAGACGGCGTTTCTGCTTACGAGCAATCTCTTTGTCTTCATCATGACCAGAGTTCCACAACTGAGAGTTATACTCAGATACTGGATCGTCTTGACTTAGAGTTGTTAGAGACTTCTCGATGTACCAACCACCTGGCCCTTGAAAGCCATGATCCCAATAGCGAACGAAAGGCATATCTTCGTTCTCTGATGCAGGTAGGAATCGAAGTACAGCATAGCCATTGCCAGCTTTATCGACTTCTGGTTTCCAGTAGTTGTCGTCACCTTTGGACATTTTTTGATTTGACATTGATTGTAGTTGAGAGTTCAACTTATCAAAAGAGTTCGTGCGGTTTTTCTTTAATGATGCAAAAGACATATTATGTTCTCCATATTTGCGTTGTATTTACGATTTTAGTACTTCTCGTATGCGTTGTATTATACTAGGTGTTGCTGTATTTGTCAAGAACTATTTTCTTCATTTTCACTTTATCATAATCTAAAAAAGGTTTATAGTTGTTAACAGTCTTATTTATATCAGGGAAAACTATGGTGTCACGAATAGTCTTCTCCCAATACTTAAAGCATCCAGTGAGTTCATCAATGATAATCAATGTCTCAATGCATACCCTTCTTCTGTTGAAGAGAGATAAGAGTTTTGGATATTCTCCATCTTCGACAACAATGTTGGCATTGAAGTCATCGTCTAACTCATCTAGATCATTCTTAAATGTGTAAGACAATGACTGTTGCCTTTTTGACCACTCAGTATAGACTTCATCTGCTTCGTTGCTGTCTATCAAGTTGCCAATCCAGAGATCAGGCTTCTTCAATATATTCGCTAGAATAAAATCTTTAGCATCTTTTCTCTTAGATAACTTATAGAAAAAGAACTTGTCTTTTCTATTCTCAAACCCATCTAGGGTCAGTCGCATTTTACCACCGTACTTCGCAAAGTCGTATGTTGATGTGAAATGCTTTTTGATTGCCATGTAGTAACTATAGAGTTCAAACGCATCTCTAGTAGAATACATAGAACTCATACAGGCAATCTCACAAGTTTCTCGACCATGTTTAACTCTTCTGCTTCACGATAGATGTTTGCTTTCAGTAGAGGCGACTTACGAATAATCTCACCAACAACTTCTATCTCAAGACCATTCTTCTCAGCGTATTCGACTACTGCGTCAATATAAGGCACACCTGCGTCAATGTGTCTCTTTATATCTAGCATTATGCGCTCAGAGTTTAGTCTGTTAAGTACTTTAAGGTCACCCTTCTTATCACCCATTTAGAACCTTTATCCCTAACGCCCAGTTCTCTGCGGCATCTTCAGCCCACTGTAGAGACTTACGCTCATGCAATTCCGTTGACATTAGTGTGCCACGAGGATCGTAGTACTCAATTCTCCAACCATTATCAGCTTCAAAGATAAGTGCTTGGGCATTGCCTGCTTCTTCAACCTTGATTCTTCTACTAACGAGTTTAGACATAATGCTATCCTATGGTTTCGAGTAATGCTTCGATGTCTTCGATCACAGAGATCAACTCAGACACATTTTCTTTATGATAAATTTTAGCCATTTTAGCTAGGTACTTTTTAGGGATATCAACATCATCAGAGAGTGAGACGATAGCTTCTTTAATGAAGTCTCGTTCAGCATCGATGCGAGTATAAGATGCACTGATCTCATTCATAGCGCCTTTGATGCGTTGCTTATCAGAGTCTGACGATGGTA